TCTGACTTCAGGAATTACAGCAAAGAATTTTATGAGGGCAGTGTATCGGACGAAGATAAAAGTAAGTTCGGATACAAGGCCGTAACTACCATAGCGCAGACCCCTGCTTACATGGCGGCAGCGGCCACCGGACCAATCGGCTTATCAGCTTTGACTGCTAACGCATACCAACAAGGCAGGGATGATTATTTATCAACACAGGGTGTTACTTCTGTTAGCGCAAGTGAGGATCAACTCAAGGAGGCAGACAAGGTTGGAGCGTTCTCCGCTGTACCTATTGTTGTCCTTGAGCGTTTTGGTGCTACTCGGTTAGTAGATAATATATTTAGAGGTCAGTCCAAGGTAACAATTAGAGAGGCGGGTAAAAGGATAGCAAGCTCTGCTGTTGGAGAAGGCTTAACCGAGGGTAGCCAGACTATATTCCAGAACACATTAGCCAGTGAGTTAATGCAATATGACCCTGACCGTGAGATCACTGAAGGTGTCTTTGAATCAATTTTATTGGGGGCAGTTGCTGGTGGAACGGTGACTACTCCGTTTGTTGGATACCAGGCCTTCCAGGACAGGAACCTATCACCCGATGAACAGGCTGTCGAACAAGGCGTTGACCCGGATACTGAACTTACTTATACGGTCAGCTATATTAATCCCAAGAACGACGAACAAAGCATTCTCAATCTCCAAGCAGCTAATCCAGAGGAAGCCGTTAGGCTTGCTACCCAGGGCTTAGGTGATCGTGCAGTCAACATAAAATACGAGGGTATTAATACATCTGACTTCAAGGTAGAGAAAGAGGTTACCCCGGATCCTGTAGTAGAGGAAGAAGCCGCAGTAGAAGAAGAGGTCGTGGAGGCAGAACTTACTCAAGATGAAATTGATATTATTAGTCAAGAGTTAGCCGAAGAACTTGACCCGATAGCCCAGGCCGGAGATAGGCTGCCTAACATTCTGGACGAAAAGGATATTACCGTAGGTGCATTTACTCCTTATAGAAAAGAAATGATGCCAAAACCAGAGGTGGTTAAAGCGGCTTTGCCTATCTTTACAAAGTTAAAGTCAGGCGGCAGGATTACACCATCTGAGAGCAAGCAGCTTGCTAGCGTTATAGACAGAGTTAATCCCGTTAGGCCATACAAGGAGGTTCCTCCTCCTGCGAGTGAATCTGATATGCTTCGTGGGCTGGCCGAAGACAAGCGTGAAAAAATTAATCAAGCCAGGAATCTTCCAACGGGAACATTTGTTAAACTGCGCCTAGACATTCCTGCTTACCGAGATCACGGTGTATGGGTTCCTACCATTCACGGAGCTACAGAAAAAACAAAAGGATTTAGAGGTGGTGCTTCTATTAGTCATCAATCTACTTCAGTTGTTACTAATCCAAGGTTTGGCATCGTGGGTTACGACAAACCTGCCGGTCAAGTTATAGCTACGGGTATTGCTTCTAAGAAAGAAACTAAAATACCAATAGCCACAATACTGGGGCAGTATGTAAACTTAACCGAAGATCAGGCTGTTGCTCGCGCTAATGCGGCAATCAAGGATCCATCTTTTATACAAGTGGGCATGGACCCCAAGCGAAGGGGTTACTTCTATGATCGTTCTAGTATGCAAGAGGTAATGTCCGCCGATGAGGTCATACAGATTGGACCACTTGTCCTAGCTAAAAATCCAGTGTACGGAAAGACCCCGCGTAACGAGTTTCTTTCTCGTGAAGTAGAGGGTGCTGTTGATCCAGACGTAGTAGCCGGGGCTGCGCCTGTACAAACCATTGACTTTATTAAAGGAGCATCTGGTGACCCAGCGCAAAATTTAGCTAGCAAGAAAAGACGTAGAGCTGGAACTGGAGAAGGTAAGAATCCATCGCTTAGATTAGAAGTCAACGGCAAGCCTATTTATATAGGTAAGGATTCAGAGAGAGGCGGCAAGAGTTTTGAAGGTTGGACCGAAGAAACTTCTGCATGGTTCACGGACCAAGAAATAAGCAATGCGGCTGGTTGGTACGATTCACTTAAAAGTAAATTTACAAAAGAGTTCGGTCCGAAGAGAGGACCAAAGATGATGTTGGCATGGCTTGCATCACAACAAAACGAATCACCAGCTGGTGGTGTACGCAATACATTTAGAGTCATTGATCGTCTTACTGGCATCAAGTCAGGTAAGAAGGGCGGTCTAGCGGACGAAAAACTAGAGGCTATATTTACTGATACCTTAGCTGAAAAAGGACTGGATGCAAAGCTCAGTGACTTTATTGATGCGGGTATGGGTAAGAGAACTCGTACTTTCATGGGCGATTCTCCTGAGGGAGGTATGCCTTTTGTTGCCGATGTTCACACTGGCCGTGACTCCGGAAAGTTAGATCAACAAACACTTACACGAATAAAAAGATTTTCAGATAATGGAGTTCTTACTGTAGATGGCCAACCAGCTTCCGTAGAAATTACGAAGGTTAAAAAGAAGACGGTTAAGGGTAAAACTAAGACCGAGCCAGAGGAAGCTATACTTCGAGTAGGAGGCCAAGAAGTTCAACTCGTCAGAGATTTGACTGGTTCTCCGTCTAAGGGCGAATACGAGGGTATATCGGATTGGGGTAATCGTCTCACGGATTACTTGAACTCCATCGGATGGAAGGGTCGCACTGACTGGATACCGGCTGAGGTACAAGCGGTCGGATGGATGCGGATACTACGACAATACGGCTTGAAAGAATCGGACCTAGAATCTTCTTTGATTGAAAATACTTTTCGTGTAGCTGCTGAAGTAGACTATGGCCTAGGATCTAAAATTACACAGATCTATCCTGATTTTCAAAAACTTAACGAACAACAAAAAACTGTAATCACAGAAGATGTATTAAGTTTTATAGTACCCAGGGTCCAACAAGAGATGGCACCCTCGGCAATACTTAGGGACGAGGAGTTCGGCATTGGTTCTTGGGAGGGCAGTGTTTCCCCTTCAGGAAACTTTTATATAATGGGTTCTAGTGAGGCCGCGAACATCTTTACTAATTCTCTAGCCTGGGTTACGGAACAAGCCGGCACGATGCAAGCAGTCATTGGTAAGGGTGGCAATAATCAAAGAGCAGTTGCTTTGGTTGGTTTAAGTAACAATGAACTTTCTAACTTTGTTGATTTCGTAAATCAATTACAAACAGGTGCCGACAAAAAAGCAGCCAGGGACGCTGAGGCACTGAGAGGCTTCTCTACTAGAGCAATGCCGGGAGAGCAGGGCATTATAGTTTTTGGCTTAACTGAATCAAAAGCAAGGGGCGTAGAAAACACTTTACAAAAGTTTGCGGAGCAATATACTGGCTCGGATTCATTAACAATACAGAACTTTTCAGCAGTTACTACATTTACAGAAAATAATTGGAAGGATAATCAAAATGGCGAAAGTTATATACAAGAAATTGAGCAATCAGGAAGCACAGGCAATATACGGGAAAGGCTCTTACGCCTTCGGCAGCAATACGGACAAAGACTTGCAGAGACTGGGCAGCGGATTGCGCCAGAAGTCTTCGGAGAAATCTCAATCCAATCAAGGGTTGACCAGTTCGTCGAAGCCGGAAAAGAATACCTAGAAGGCACTGGAACAGATGTCATAGCTAAGGCTGCGCCTACAGATGAAACTGCTCAGGTAGCACCGACAGACCCAGGGGGTACATTTAATCAAAATACCCTGGATCAATTCATAACCAAGAACTTCTTACCCCTGGCGGACAAGATAGGGGTAGACATAATACCAAACTATACGGTTCCTATGGCTCAATACAATGCCACACAGGGCGTTATTGAGTACAACCCAGCGGCACTGGCCCAACAGGACCAAAAGTACATAACAGCTGCTATGCGTGAAGAAATGATTCACGCGGCAATGTCCAAGGTTATTTTACAAAAAGCTAAGGGAAAGAATGAGGGCGAAGCATTTCAGTCCTTTATGTCCAGCTTAGGTAAAAGCCTGACACCGGAACAGCGAACAGCTATCTCACAGGTTTACTCAGGCTTGGAGACTGACGCACAATTCGGTGCCGAGTACAGTCGGGCTGCTATACAGCAAGCATTGTATGGAGATCTTACCGAGAGCTACATTCGTAAAGGACCAGCATTTGAAAAACTCAAGTCCCTTCTGAAGTCGGTGCAGTCCTACTTGGCTAGAACTTTAGGGGCTGAAGTTAAGGCAAACCCAGAGGCCGCTGGAGTTATCCGTGCTTCTGCCGAACTTTTACAGCAGGTTGATCCCAGTGCTAAACTTATCAACCAAACAATCGTCAAAGAAGCTACGGCCCAGTCGGCTCCAGTCTTCCCTAATTCTAATTACGGATTTGCTGTCCAGGGCGAACCCTTTAATGAACGGAAAATAGAAGTCACGGCTTTTGATAAGTACGCTAAAACAATGAACGCTTTGCTGGCTGACATTGATCCATCCCTAAAGGGTTTCAGCAATCAGTATTACTACAATATCGAAAGCAAATCTTTGGACAGATTGAGAGCCGCCTTACCCTTCGTAGAAAAATACAGGGGTATTGAAAAGAAAAGCAAGCGGGACTTCCAAAGACTAAAAAGATTATTGTTGTTCAGTGAAGTATCCGTCAGCGAACGCGGCCAGAATTTTATTAAAGAAAGAGATGCACTCCTAAAGAAATACGGAATGTATAATGACTTCCAGCTAGGACCAAGATTTATCCTGGACGAGATCCTGGACGAAGGAACTAAGGCAGGCGTTGAGATGGGCAAGGTGTATGACTACATGCCTCGCTTTATTAATGACCTAGATAAGGTAAAAAATTATTACGGCAAGTCCGCCAAGACTGGCTTCCGGGAGTATATAAAAGGCACGAAGGATAGCGAAGGTAATGTAATCATCAAGGGCCAGAACCAAGAGATTAAAGAGGCCCGCGCTAGACTGGACGAGTTACAGGAACAAGGGCAGCCCGTCCCTGAGTCCGTTCGTGAGTTAGCTAACAAGGAGATTATACCTGTACTAGGAGGCAAAGAAACAGCCTACTATGAAGCCATTTACTTTGACGATTACCTGCGGCAGGAAGGATTTAAAAAGCCCAAGGGGGCAACACCTAGCAGCACTAAAGAAAGAACCGTTGGAGTTCTTGAGGGTGATCTGATTCCGTCAAAAATTATTGATGCTTACGATGACATTGATGTAGCCCTGGAAAGATACATCTATAACATGACATCCTCACTTGAGACACTTCGGATCATTGGTCGTCGTTACACGTATGAGGACACGGGCATTAAGATAAATAAAAACGAAGTGCCTAGTGACCTGTCCGTTTTGTTGAGAGAACTTGTAGCGGCTAACCGCATCACGGAAGAGCAGGCGGAGGGAATCATCCCGGACATCTTCCAGCGGGCAGTCAGAGTAAGAAAGCAAGAGGCTGCGCCGTTAGAATTACTTAGAAGCCTGGGTTACATATCAGGACTCGTTGAGTTCACTTCGACCTTATCGCAACTCCTGGATACTACGTTTGTTACTGTAAAAAATAATCCCATCGGAACCTTATCTGCGATATTGAACAACACAGTGACCGGTCAAATGGTTGGCATTGATGTCGAACAAATTGCTAGTGAGTTCGTCCAGGACAAGACTGCACGGACGGACGGATCTAAGTTTGCTAAGGCAGCTAATTTAAGTAATAAGTCCTTACGGAAATTACTAATGACTACCGGCTTTAGGCAATTGGACATGAGGATGAAGAACGCAAATCTTACTGCGAACTTCAATCGATACAGAAAACTGACCAACGGATACTACCGGGACCGTAACAGCAATAAATCAAAGCTGTTTGCTTCAGAACTTTCTTACTTGGGCCTGAGTCCAAATCAACAGATTCAATTCATGGCTGAACTCAAGAGATTCAAGCCAGGCAAACCTAATTCAGATCAATTTAGAAATGCACCTTTGGTAAGACAGGTTCTGTTTTCAAGACTTAACGAGTCCCAGCCAATGAGTAAAGGTAGTCGACCACTGGCTGCTACGGAGAACCCGAATGCTCAGATCTTGTACATGATGAAGAGCTTCATGGTGAACCAGATGAATAATGCTCGTTCAGAAATTATTAATCGCATTGCGGATCCAAGGCTGTCTAACCTCGAGAGACGAAGAGCAGTCATAGACTTATTAAGATTATTGGCTGGCCTAGCTGCGATAGGTATGCCCGTTGCTGGACTAAAGGATTTCATCGCGGGTAGACTAGGATACCTGAACGATTACCTTATTAATTCTTTGTTGTCCCCTTTGGGTATCAGCACCTACACGGGATACAAAATAAAAAGAGAAGGTATTTTCGGGGCCGCTGTTTCATACTTCGCTCCGGTGTCCTTGCAGATGGCGGGTGATATGTTGTTGGTAATGCAAAGACTTTCAATGGGACAGAAGGTTCAACCCAAAGATATAACAGCCTTTGGACCTTATAGTGAAATTATAAACAGGGTGTTTGGATTCAACACTGAATCACAGCTACGCAAATACGAACGCAAGAAGAAGGTCGGACAGGATCCTATTGTTATACCGTCTGAAATTAAACTTCCTCAACGGTTGTTCTAGTAAAAAGGGCTGCTCCGGAATAACACGGAACAGCCCCTCCAAGGACTGAACAAAAGCGCGGTCCATGAAAACCGCACTTCGCCTGGGATTACTCCTTCGGCTTACCTTGTATTACTATATGAACCAACTAACACACGAACCATTTGTGTGGTAGAATAATTATAACATAGGTGTCCTATGTTTTCTGTCAAGAGGAATGCTCCAGCCTGTGGCAATTTGCACATAGAAGTTCGCACTTCTCTAGCTCCTCAATGAACTCCTGACGGTTCCCCGTTCTGGCGAAGTCCCTGATGGCTCTCACCTTCTCATACCCAGGCAGGTGATGACAGTCAAATTGAACTGCCTTGCCCTTGAACCCGCACTCACCGCAGACATAGCCACCGAAAAAATCCTCAATGATTTTATGGTAACGAGCCGTCCGCTTCTGGTGAGGCTTCATATCAAATGAACTGTGAGTGATCCTCCATCTTCTGAGTGCCTTTGTTAAAGAGGATACGGCCTTGGGTATATCCCATGCCCTCCCTCTGCTTGGCTAGAGTCCAGCGGACGTAGTCCATCTTCTGTTCCCTCTCTGATAAAGTCTGCCACAGAAATATAATACTGTCAGCATCCTGCTCCAAGGCTCCACTCTCACGGAGGTCGGACATAATAGGAGAGCGGTCATCCTTTTCGGATTCACGGTTCACCTGTGCGAGTAACAGGACGGGTATATCTAAGTCCTTGGCGAGTAGCTTTAACTCACGGCTGATCTCTGCGACTTGTTGCTCTCTGGATATGTTCTTGGACATGGGCTTTATCAGCTGGCAGTAATCAATAATGATTCCATTTACCTTATGCTTTCTGTGCATACCCCTAGCTGTTGCTAGTATGTGGTCCAGTCGATATACGTTGTCACGGATCCAGCAGTTCCAACCCTTCACGGTTTCGGTAGTCTTCCTCAGTGCTTGCATCTTGTCCGCCGGAGCTAGCCCGTCCTCGAACCTACGCATATGTAGTCCTGACTTAATGCTGAAGATGCGCTTCATTATCTGGTTAGCACCCATCTCAAGATTGAAGAGTAACATACCATTGCCTGTCGTGCAGGTGTTGCTCAAGAAGTTCAAGGCGTATGCGGTCTTGCCGCACCCTGGCCGTGAAGCTAGGACGCACAGCTGGCCTGATCCGTAGCCACCTCTGTAGAGAACATCATCAATGGATTGGATGCCAGTCCGTAGGTATTTAGAAAAATCTACCTTACCTGTAACGTCCTCAAATGTTTGATCAACAATGGTTTGTAGATTATCCCTAGTAGGAGTCAACGAGGATATGGAATCGCACTGACCCTGTATAGTAGTAAGGATCTCTTCGGAGTCCTTACCCTCCTGTAAGCCGTCCTTGATAACCAGAGACAGACGCGAGAGGTTCCTTGTCCTGTGGGACTCCACCATGTCATCCGTTAATCCCTTGAAGTGCAACTCGCTTAGACCTTTGTCATGCGTGGACCAGACTGAGTTAGCATCGAGTCCCTTCTGACCCTTGGACATATCCGTGAACAGGGACATCGTGCCAAGGATAACTCCTTTGGAGTCCAGCTTGCACATAGCCTCCCACATTGACTGAGTATCGTGGGCCGTAAAGAAGTCAGCGTTGATGCCGGACTCCTTCGCTTCGTTCAGTAACGCGTTGCACCCATCGTTTATCTCAGCCTTTAGGATTGTCCCCAAAAGGCTTTTCTCTAATTCCTTCATGGCTGTGATATTAGGAAGCAAGGTGTCCTGTCACCTACCCATGCGCCTATTTGGTTGTATTCAAAGTATTCGACGGCCTCCTCTTCGGTCATGCCATCGGCGATCATCTGGTCAATGACCTTAGCCTTGTCATAGCATATGATGGGGTCCTGTCCTATTCTTTCTACGACCCCTGCAATGCAGTCATCAAAGCCGTCCATCTTTAGTAGCGGTTCACCCGCGTCAATGTATCCTTGTAGTAATTCGTTCATGGTTTTTGTTTTGTTATTGGTTCTAATTGTCAATTTGTGGTCTCCACTGATCCTTGCCCTGCATTACCCATTCTTCTAGGTAAGCTAGGTCCTCGGAGTAAAGTGGTTTATCGGAATAGATGGAAGTGAATCCATCAAATCTTTCAAAAGCGTCTGTCCGAAACTTAACGACAACATCGCAGGACTCCGCCTTTTCGTTGTCCATGTTGAGCATATAGGTGTATCTCATATTTATATTTTTGTTTTTGTTGGTTCATGTAACTAAGTAAAGAATAAAAAGGGGAGAGGCGTGACCCTCTCCCCCTTGATAATCAAGTGACCCTTAAAAAGGATCGTCTCCCGCTGGGGCGGCGGAAGGAGCCGCTGTGGGCTGATTTGGGGTTCCGCCTCTGCGATATTGCTCTGGCTGTTTGTCCTCATCGAGACGAGTCAAACGGATGTTCATAACAGGACCAGATTGGCTCTGGTTCTTCCAAGCCGCCGCACGGTACTTGCCTGGTGCAGTGACTTCTAGTGTTCCTGTGGCGTGAGGCGATGAATCGGACTCACGTTTGCTTTCGGGGAATAGCACCCCAGTGTTTTCGTTGTTGTACTTTGGCATTGTATTATTGGTTATTAGAAGTCAAAGTTCGAGTCAGCGTTGGCTGTCTGGCTTATCTTCTTGGTTTGTGTTGTTGGCTTCTTGCCGTGATTGTTAGTAGCATCAGCGTCCTTTGTATCGTCGATAGCAAAGAGTCCATTGAGTGCATACTTGCGAGCGTAGGAACTAGCTGACCCGGTAATCTGTGAGTCATCCATCCCCTTGCGCGTCTCTGCTTCTCTCGCAAATCCATTTGCTTGTATTGTGTACTCGCCTTCAGTATCTGCTAGCACAGCCGTGGACTTGACGTATACACGCCCACCTACTTCGACCATGTCGTCAGTTATAACAAGCGTACAGTTCCACTCATCGAGTAGAGGCTTAAGAGCTGTTAGTATGTCCTCAGCGGAGCGATAGCTGTACCCGCCGAACTTATTAGTCTGCCCCTTGGGAGCTTTAAGGGACCATTGAATCCCTTTGAGTTTTGAATGTATATTCAATTTATTCATGTTTATGTTTAGTTAGTTCACGGAATAATTTGGTTCGTTCTGAGGCATTAGAACATTCCATGAGTTGTTTTCGTTTCGCCCCTAGATCTACTAAAGTGGCCTTCTGTTTTTCGGATGTCAAGGATTTAAATCTTTTTGAAAGTTGAGTCAGTCCCACGGGGTGCAATACATCCAGTTGCTCCTGCTCCAGGTAGTCCGCTATGCCGCGTAGCACGGCGGGTAAATGGCTTTGGCTAATCTGGCATCTGCGGTAAGCAAAGTTCTCTATCTTACCTAACAAGGAGTTACCG